TGCTTGTTTCGTTTGGCGTTACAACTCCGGTTGCTTGGTTATAAACTCCCGTTCCGTTGACACGAACAAATGTCATTGACTGACCCCACTTCGTAATTAGGGGGCCGGGGATAGGACCAAATACGTCGTCAACTTTGCTCACGATCTCACCGCTAACATGATGGACTGACTACCTACTTTTGCGTAACAACGTAGGAGTTCTTTTAGCCACGGGAATAAGACGATGATCTTAGGACCGGTAGATACGCTTTTAGCTCCATCAAATTCGTCATATTCAACTTCTAGCTCGCCTAGTCTTTCTTTTGATACGTAAGTGCCTGTCGTTGTTGACTCAGGGCCATCAATAAAGACTGATTGATTGGAATGGAGTTTGAGGGCTAGTTCGCAAGTGGCTTCAACTAATTTTGGTGGGACTGTTGTGCATACGGTGGCATCACAAGAACCGTCGGCTGCTACCTCTCGGGGCCATTGCAATGCCTGATCATCCGCGCACTTTGTTCCAAACCATTGAAGGGTTTCTAAATTTCTTGTCGCTACCTTGAGAGCTAAATCTTTTTGTGCGTCACTTAACGCTGTCCATGCTGCGTCATTAAACGAAGTAGCAAAGTACGTATCTGCGTCAGCCCTTGGGACGTAACTTGTAGCTGTGGGGAGTGGCATTAGAGGGGAACAGCGATGATTTCTAAACTTTTATATTGGGTTTTTAGTCTGCGTCTGGTCTTTCTTGCATCGTGTGAACTGACATCAACAACTGACGGGTAATACATAGGTAAGCAGTCGTCAGGTATTCCTTCTCGCGGCATGAGATAAAAGCGAACCATCGAGATCACTTGATTACCTCACGTAACTTAATTCAGTTTAATACATGTAATAAAAAGGGGAACCTGTGTGAAGATCCCCCTCCTTATATGCCTCAAACAAAAAGCAATTAAGCTTTGTTGACTGAGAATGGTGTGTTAACTGTAACTTTCACAGCGTTAACCATCTTGCGCTCGGTGTAAGCCAATGTCCAGTTAGCGTTATTAGCTAAGTTGGCATTTGTTGGGTTGTCAGCACCGCCGTACTTAGTACCGCCAAGGTGGAAACCGTAGTGATAGTCAAGAGAGATGACATCTTGTTTCGATAAGATGTTTCTATCAGACTCAATTTTTAGCTCCTGTTGAACTCCTTCGTTCAGTGCGCCAGCACCAAGGATGTAGCAAGGATACTGGTCAGAACCACCTACGTTAAGTGTTGGAGCGCATAGGTCATCTTGGATCACACGCAGACCATTGAAGTATGCAACTTCAGTCTGTGTCTGACCAATCCCGCCGCCTCCCCAAACTATTGCCCCTGAACTTGCGAGGGCAGTAGATGAGAATTGCAGTGAACCCGCTTGCTGTAGATACGCATATACATCGGAGTGCATTGCGATCACACTTAACTCACTAGATCTTTCGCCAAGTAGGTTTTTAGCCTTGATGACGTTAGATATAGATAAGTAGTTAGCTTCTGTTGAAGCAGCATTACTTGATGCGTCTGTTGCGTTACCGGTGACAGTTCCAAAGATACCGTCAAGCTGGTTCAGCATTGTTGCTGTTCTTAGCTTGTTGATTGCTTGGGAAATCTGGTTACGGATAGCACCCATTGGGTCTGATCCTGTACCAAGTCTTGATAGATCGTCTACCGCATAAGAGAAACCACGATGGATGATCGGCATGATCTGATCGGTAGCTTCGATCTTTTGTGGTGTTAGATAACCGGCTCCAGATGTACCCCAGTTGTTCGCTGAAGTTATTCTTTCTTCAGTTGGCGCAATGGGTTTGAAGAAAGGCACTTGGACCTTAACTCCACCAGCTTTAGCGTCTAATGCACTGTTACGAACAAGTGCGCCGGACTGAACAAACTTACATGCGTTGTAAATGTCCTCTTGGACGTAACCCAAGAATTCTGGTCTAGTAACTAGATCTCCGAGGAATGTACCCCCAGAGTAATTTTGATATGGAGCAGCCATGTTTTAGGTTGCGAGAGTTTCCGTGATTACCCTCGTTGCGCTTCTGCTTTGAGTACTCGCGCTAGTTCAGGATTCTCAGCTTCAAGCTTTAGTGCTTCCGTCATGTTCCCTAGCTTGTAGGGATTAGTCATTCCGGGTGCGACGCTTGGTGACGCTGCGTTTGATCCCATTCCTCTACTTCCACCCGCTGAGAAATGATGTTGCCAATCCTTTGATTGCTTCAAATTGCCGAGGTATTCACTAAGACTCTGTTCAACGCCCCCGTTTAACACAGTCGGATTACCTTCGTCACTTTGTCTCAATAAAGGTTGGAGCAACGTATACATTTGCTCTGGGTTTAATGCGTTGGATTGTGAGATCGCTGCTAAAGAACTGGATTTGAGACGTTCGGTGTTAGCTGATTGGGTCACAGACTCCAACTCAGTTCTTAACTCAGATGTCTCATTAAGGAGGCGGGTTTCAAGCGTTTTGGAACGCTCTTTCTCCGCTTCATATAGTTCTTTGTAAGCACCTTGACTTTCAAGGTTTTCACGCTTCGCCGTTTGTTGAGTTTCCTGCAACTGTGATACTTCGGATTGAAGTTTTGCGAGTTGCTTCTTTGTCTGTTCCGCTTCCTTCTTAGCTTTGGCAGCTTGAGAGTTGGCGAAACCTAATTTCTTCTGTAGTAATTCTTCAGAGGCACTGCCTTCCGGTGAACTAACAGGGGGGTTGGGTGGAATTGGTGCGGATGTAGCGGTCACGGACTCACTAGCGTTGTCGGCCACTGGCTCAACTACCGCTGCTTCCTCAGACATGCAAAAACGAGAGGTTGACTACATTCTACCCCTTATATACGTAATTTGGTTGAATATACTTAACTAGGTACTGCTTCTTTCTTCTTTGTTGCTGGTTTACGTGGCTTACTGGCTTTTTTGGGTGTACTTTCCTTTGCTTCGGCTGTTTTCCAACGCGGCCACCACGGAGATGGATACCAACAAGCCATGTTCTTACTTATCTAAGTAACTTCATACTACAGGAACTACAACACATCGGCAGTTTGGATGCACCGCAGGTAAAAATGGAAAGTCGTTAAGATTCTTCTTTTGAACACGGTGGTAGGGGAGACATATAGGACAGGTATTCTCTAATGTTGCTAACCACATCCATTGTTGGTTTGGGGCTGCGATGTCACTCCATAATTCTCGGGCTGACTTATTCGCCACATCCCAGACTGCGGCTGTGATTGTGTTGTTTGTTCTGTTGAGCATTTGGTTGGCATAAGATCCTCGACGTATCTGTGCGATTGTTCGACCGTTACGTTCTAAGGATCGGACTACTTTGTTAGCAATCTCAGTTGTAGGTAACTCCATAAATAAAGAATTGCGAACCATCTTATCCAAATCTTTTGCCATGTTTATGGTGAGACGGTTAGCCGTTCCCGGCGTTCCTAAGATTGCGTTCAATGTCACACCTCCTATTACTATCTTTTCAAGTAATTCCTGATTACTTAATACCTCCGGCTCAGGAGCAGGTTGGTCTACATACTTTGCCGCTGCTTTTTGTATTTTTGGTCTTATTACCTCTAGTTCTGGCGGGATCTGTACCCGAAGAACGCTAGAGATTGTCGATAAGATTGGTAAGGCTAGGGGTTGGATTTGTTGCCACTCATAAATTCTGAATTGTCCGTCTGGGCTTAGTTCGTTTACTAATTGGCGTAGCTCCAACATTGCGAGGCGCAGGATGGGGCGCACCTCTTTTTCTATTCTGCCTTCAACTTGGCTAGCGAACAATAGAAATAAGGCGAGGAGTTCATCTTGCTTTTCTTTAGTCTGCATACTTGCCGGATCTCATTGGAGTTGGCAAGGTCATTGATCCTGATGTTCCACCACCGGCAGCATCACCACTGGTAACACCTCCGCTTATTTCTTCGTTCTTGATTTGTACCTGTGCTTTCGCTTGTTCTAAATCCATTTCGATCTTGTCTTCCATCTCATCCTTTGTTCTCATTAGTTCTTTATCTAGCTCTACATAAGGAGGAATAACTTCACCCTCTTGCAAGATGCGGAGCAATGTTTCTTGTGAGATCTGGTTTTGCATCTGGAGTTGAAGCATTGCAGTGATTTGGTTGCCGTCGAGTAGGCGGTTCTCGTAATCACGTGGGATGGTTACGTTTGGTGCTTCTACACCTGCGTAGTCAGCAGCAATTTTGATGATGTCAGTGATTGCGCGGGCTAGGTCTTCACTGATGATTGACATGATTGAATCGCTGTCAATTCTGTCGAGTCGCTTGGCTTCTGCCGCAGCATTCGTGATGTTCTGCCTAGCTAATGTACTAATTCCAAGGCTGCTGATTTGTTCTTCGAGTGTGCGTAGGCAATCCAGTTGAGATTGGAATGAATCGCTATTACTAGATACGTAGGAAGCATCTCCATCTGGAGGTAGGAGAACAGCCGTGTTTACTGATAGACCTAACTTATTGTCGGAGTCGGGGTCGAATCCTTTTAGTACGAAGACTGGTTGACTGCCTACGTGAATGCTGTGGTGGTAATCAGTAAAGCGTTGGCAGTATGCGATGTTTAGGTTCGCGACCTCCAATAGCGGGGGTCGAGAAAGGAGTGTCCCGAGACGGTTGGAATACACGGTGACGACTGGGATTTGGTCGAGGTCGTAACTGCCGGATTCGTGCAAGTACCAGCCGGCGTTTCTTCCGGTGGTTGCGTTTTCTGTTCTCCAGACTTCGTATTTGCCGGGTTCGAGAACTCGCACTTGCTCGATGACATCTTCTCCAAATCTTCCTTCAGGTTCACTTACTACCTCCGAGTAGCGTAGTTGGGTTAAGTCAGCTTGGGCTCTATTTCCTTCTGTTCTCCAGCCACATATTTGTTGTGCTTCGATTGGGCATAGGTATGGGCGGTAATCGCCGGATCTCATCTCAGCTAGGTTGTTGGGCAAGTCTTTCGGTGATTCCACCAAGACACTGGTATGTCCATACAACAGTGCATCGACTAATACTCGTCTAGCAAATTCGTTGAGGGGTGTGCCGTCACCTGTTACATCTTTTGCCCACTCGCTCCAGTATTCTTGGTCGCCTCCTTCTAGGTGAATACCACGCCTGAGAATTGTTCCCGCAGCTTGAGAAGCTAGTCGCTGTAGGAAGGGTGGCATTACTGAGTGGAAGATGCGACGGCCATAAGCGTCGTCGTCTTCGCGTGGTTCGCGCGGGATAATGCTCTCCGCATTCTGGCGAATGGTCTTTGTACCACCAACACAGGTATTGATTGGATCCCAGAAAGGGATCATGCCTAAGACCGCCGCGTTCTTCGCGCTTGGGTCTTCGGGTTGGTCGTTTTTGGGGATGTCTACCCTTCCGGTTAATCCACCTAAATCAATAAGCGAATTTTTACCCGGACGCTTGGGGTAGGTGGAGCCGGAAACAGTCATGTCACTATTCTAGTAGATACGAATGGTTGAACCACCACTCGACCATCGCCGTAGTGGAGCCAGATAACTTATTGCATATCCTAAAGCATCTACAGGTCCGGAGATATCATCTAAGCCACCAATTCCTTTGGTAGGTTTACCGGTTTTATCGTAGGTTTGTTGTTCTAGGGACTTAATTAAGTACTTGCAAGAATTGTGTACTTTGAGGCGGTTCGCTAATAACAAGACGTTGACGCAGTTAACTCGGTCGGCAACAAGTGGGTTGCTTGATTGTGCTTTAACGATTAACTTTCCTTTCTTTAGGAGGGATAAGTCTGATTCTGCGGCGTTGGTGGTAGTGCGTTGACGGCTTGCGGCGTCTGGGATTACGACTAGGTTTTCTCTTTGGAGTTGGTCGGGGTAGGTGTTAATTAGTTTCTCGACTACTGCCGGTGTGTCTTTGGGGTGGTGTTCATTTATGACGTGGAATTCGTCTCCGCGACGGATAATTGTCATGCAGAAACAGGCGGCTACGTTGAAATCTACCCCTATGAATATGCGGTCTTCTTTGTTAATTTGTTCGTCGGTCCAATGTTTATCTCTGTCGAATGGATGGTAAACAGTTGTGTTCTCTAGGTTGGTAAATTCTCCTTCGATGTAACTTGCAATTAAGTTTGCGTCGTAGTTTTGGTATAGGGAGTCGATGAAACCGGGGGGTAGGTGCGGGTTGTCGGTGGTTTTTGCTTTTATCATTCGGCGGTCGGTGCGATCTCCGTTTTCTACGAAGGTGCGGTAGCACCATTTGTATCCTTCTGGGGTGGAGCCGACTGCGAGGACTGGGTTTTTGCCGCCTCGTAATCTGGCGAGGAACATTTCACCTGCTTTTTGCGCGGTTTCCGTTGGCGAAGTGTCGATTTCGTCAGCTAGGCAGAATGACAGGTTTTGGCCCCTGATGCGGTTCCATGTTTCGGTGGCTCGGCATAGCAGGGTGGTGCTGCCTTTTTCGGTGTGGATTATGTATTCGGGTTGGGGTGATACTCGAAAATCGTGTTCTATTTCGTATTCTTCGAGGAAATCATCGAAACTTCTCATCCATACGTCGCGAAGCAATATATTGGTTGGTTCAAAGACTGCGCCTACTGTTCCGGGGTTATCCATGCAGAGTAAAACTGCTTTGGCGCATAGGGCTCTGGTTTTTCCACTTCCGAAGCCTCCGATGAAGCCGAGAATGAGGTGTTTTTCATCATTACAAAATTCCTTTTGGGCTGGTAGTAACCCCTCTACAATTTTAAATCGCAATTTTTCATTAGTTTCCTTCGCTCGGCTGGATACCTGAATCGGTGGTTCGAGACATGATCCACCCGGTACGTTCGCTAGTAAACTCACCTATAAAATCATTACTTACTTAAGTAGGATAGTAGGTAATAAACATAGGGGGTAGGGTGAACGAGATTATTGCAGCAATTCTGGGGGCTGGTATTTCAGTTGTGGCAATGTTGGCGATGGGGGCTGGTAAAAAGAGGGAATCCTTTACGGTCGAGATATTTAAGAGGCTGAATACTTTAGATAATAAGGTGACTAGGTTGGAAGAGAGGGTCAGCATTAAGGGGGTGGAGGATTAATTATGAATTGTTGGCACTGTAAAACTGAATTGATTTGGGGAAGTGACTCCGATTGCGATCATCT